TACCTTCTGCGATATATTTCAAACTATAAGCACTAATCGTTTTTTCTCCATGATGACAATTTTCATTGTATGACACAAGAATATAAAATCCATTTTTAGACTTGCATAGACTTTCGATTGTACCGAAACGAAATCCATCAACTTTTTTGTCCGGTCTAGTGTACCGATTAATCGAAATCTTCTTACCTATGTTTTCTCCGAAAACATGACTACCAACTACATTACCATCTTCAATCTTAATCATTCTACTATTCTCCATTAAACTATTGTGATAGTGCTTAAAGGTGACTATCTTAACCTTGCCCGCCTATCTTTATATTCGTTTGATAGGCTATTTTATTTAGACTTTCTCTAAATTATTTTCAAATTCTTCCCTTAGACTTTCTTCACATTCAAACTTTTCTATCATATTTTTTTCGCCTTGTATGAAAGCTTGTGCTTCCAATTCACTGTTTACCGTATTTACCAAGGTTGCCCAAATTTTTTTCGTTAGTCTTGTGCCATTTGGGAATGTTGTTACCAGTTCAATTTTTTCCTCCCAAATATCAAATTTATTCGAACTATTTTTATTGTATACTAACATCGTTTTTTTCCTTGTTTTTATCCCTTAAGGTATAACTATTTGTTTCCCTTATACTATTCTATTCGTTTCACTCGATTAATTATTTAGTAGGATTTAAAAAGTATTTAAAATAATTTTAAAAAGATAATAGGATAAAAATATCCAATTTCGATTTGGTAAGATTAGGTAATACCATTTGGTCGAACTTACCTAAATTGCGTAGCCTATCTAACCCCGTTAGTCTTGATAAGACAAACAGGTTAAAAGTATAAGGGGCTTGTAAGCCCCCTATCTTTCCTATCTTACTTTTTAAAAGCTTCCTTAAGTTCATTCCATATTTGGGAGATTCTACCTTCGCTAAGTTCCAACTCTTTGCTAATCTCTTGATTAGTAAATCTGCAAGCTTTCATAATTATTATGTTATATTCTTGTAAAGTGATCATAGCTTCATCAAGTAGTTCTTGTGCTTGCGTTTGAACTTGTGCCACTAAATCTTCACTAGTATTAATTGGATCAACTGTTTTACCTAGTGAATCTTCACAAGAAAGTGAAGCAGTATTTTTTCTTACATATTTTTTTCGAAGTTCATCATTAAGCTTATTCTTGTAAACTACCCAAATAAATTTTTCGAAGCTAACATCGGATTGATTACGATCAAAGGTAATAAAGGCCGATCCAATAACATCATGAGCAAGTTCACTTGCTTGCGATTGATTAAGCTTTTTTGAAGCTACTGAAATAAGCTTGGAAGTTACTAGGTTAACATCGCAACCGAAAACTGAATTATCCATTTTTTTCTATCCTTGTAAAAAGTTCGATAGTGAGAAAGTTCACTATCATAATCTTATTCTATTAATCTATTCGGCATCGGCCAGCTTTTATTTAACTATTTTTTCAAAGTATTTTAGAATTGTCATATTGTCAGGTGGCTATGCCATTGTGTCATGTGACGGGTTTTCCGTCTGTCATATTGGCGGGTTTTTTCAAATTGGCTGTCATTTTGGCAGGTGGTGTCCAAGCCCGGGGGCATGTACACTTAACAAGCCAACTATTACATAAATGTACTACCCATACTAGGCAAATCGGCCCTATGGATTTTTCTTTCTTCGACCAAGTTTGCGTTTTACTTCGGGCATCATATTATGAATTGTGGCTTTACAAATATCTATCAGGAGTACTTTCCTCAAGGTGTCAACCATTTCTTGAAGTGACATTCGGTAATAGTTCTTGAGTATGAAATCGCAGATAACTTTTTTGGTAGATTTGTCAATCATTTGGTTTACTCGCCCACTCGTTAAACTTGTGTGCTCTTATGTATTCTGTTTTGTCGCACTTTGTCCAATCCATGAAACGATCTTCTACTAATAGGTAAGCCTTTGGCTTACTCTCAAAACATCTGCTGGCCCAATAAAATCCAGAGAAGGATGAAACCAAAAGAGAAAGCTTGGGCATCAATGTTGATATCTGTCTTCGATTGAATTCGCCCATATCTACAATTTTCTCTTTGCTCGATGGATAGTTACCATTGCACAACCATAAAATGTGGTAGTCTTTGTAGTATTTGTTTACTATCTTATCATTATGGTCTTTGTTCATATAGCTTTGCTGACTTGAAAAATGCGATTCGACTCCAAGCAATGGTTTGTTATTAAATCGCCCCGCAAATTCTTCTGCCCAATCTGATTCTTCTTTTGTTGGAAAAAATGCAGGACCATTTTTTATATAGTCATACCCATATTTTTTTAAGTGCATGGGGATTCTTGCATCGAGTTGAGCAATGGCACTCGTTGTTGTACCTATGGTTGTGTTTATTATTTTATATTTTTCCTCTCTTGCAAAAGCATGAGCAGAGGGGTTATCCATATAGATAAGCTCTTTAACATTGGGTATGTTTAATAAAGCACAATCAAACTTTTTGTCTGTACAAACTATTATTTCTGCATCTCTTATTTGAGATATCGCACCAGCAGAACAAAGGTTATCTCCAAAGCGTTCATAAGCTTGGACTAGCAATTTTTCCATAATGTATTATAATTAATACACAGGAGAAATCAATAATGAATACGCCACAAAAAATAGAAACAGAATTACGCATAGTTGCTCATGCGGACATTTTACCTTTGATTGAGCCAGATCCTTCTGAGGATGAAGCATTAATTAGGATAGTCGCTAACACTAGTTCTTTGGAAAATAAAACAAATGATCTATCCTCACGGACTGACGGAAAAACAAGTGATGACGGCAATGGATAAGGCAATCGCCCTCCTTGCTACAACATTTATGTTTGGTTATTATGATAGTGACGATATAAGACAAGAAGCTTATATTTTTGGTTTAGAAGCTTTACCTCGCTATGACCCATCTCGCCCACTGGAAAATTTCTTGTATACGCACATAAGAAATCGGCTAATAAATTTCAAGCGTGACAAATACCACCGCACAGACTCTCCTTGCAAAATCTGCTCAGAACACGGTAGACATCTAGATGGCTCAGTTTGTCAAAAGTACATTTCTTGGAAAAGAAGAAACTCATCCAAGCAAAATTTGATGCGACCACAAGATATACAGAATACTGATGATTCAGAAAAGTCTATGCGACTAAACCAATCTGTTGTAGACGATGCAAACATATCTGAATGCCTAGAACTTATAGATAATAATCTAGATGTTGAACTTAGATCAACTTATATTAGAATGAAGAATGGCGAACCAGTGCCAAAAGCTAAAAGATTTAAAATAGAGGAATCAATTAAGGAGATTATAAGTGGCAGGAAAAAAGCTGAATAAAACTGATCGTGATTACATAGCTACGAACCATCAATCAATGTCTCTCTCAGATCTCTCTGCTAAAATAAATAAGTCTGAGGATATGATTGTGGATTATATTACAGATTTGCAATTAAAGGAAAAGGCTGGCGAGCTAAGAAGCAGTAAAGCGTGGAAGCAACTTAGGCAAGAGATGGATGAGGATGAGCTAGAGTACTTTGAAGAGCAGTATGTAAAGTACATGGCCCAGTTCAGAGAAGATGTGCTCGTAACTGAGGAAACACAAATATTTTTGGTTATCAAGTTTGAGATAATGATGCATAGGAATGCCAAGGGCAAAAGGAATGCAGCGAAAGATATTGGGCGATTAGTCAGACAACAAGAACAGTACATGGGGCGATTTAGCTCTCCAGATGAAATGTCTGATACGGACCGCACTTACTTGTTGAACTTGGAAACTCAAATACAAGCAGCTAAAGCCTCTGAACAAGCTCGTTCTACAGAGTATATAAAGCTTGAAGAAAAACATCAGGCACTACTCAAAGATTTAAAGGCGACCAGAGATCAGCGTGTAACAAGGATTGAGTCATCTAAAGAGACATACTTATCTATAATCAAAAAATTGCAAAATGAAGAAGAGCGTGATCTAATAGGTGGCAGTATGGAAACTATGAAGATGGCGACAAAAAAGGAAGAGAAAAAACTAACCAGCGTTCATACATTTGAAGATGGTAGTCAGGATCTACCAGTCTTAACACCAAAGGAAAAAGAAGATGAGTAAAACAGCACTAGTGTTTGGGGCAACTGGACAAGATGGATCTTATCTGTGCGAAATGCTTTTGAAGAAGGGTTATAATGTCTTAGCGATAGCAAGAAGGTCTTCCGTAGATAATACCGAAAGGCTGAAATATTGTTTAAATCACAGAAAATTCACTATGGTCAGGGGCGACATATGTGATCAATCTTTCGTTTTCAGCACGATAGCCAAGAACAATCCAGCGGAAATTTACAATCTGGCAGCACAGAGTCATGTGGGCGACTCTTTTACGCAACCGAACTACACGATAGATGTAGATTTGATGGGAACATTGAATGTTTTAAATGGAATTTTGAACTTTTCAAAATCTTCAAGATTTTATCAAGCTTCTACAAGTGAAATGTATGGTTCCTGTTTCTCTTACTATAGTCTTATTGATGGTACTAGGGTTGAGTCTAAGACTGCTATTAGCAGAGAAGATTTTATTAAAAAGAAATGTTTTCAAGACGAACTCACTGCAATGATACCCAATTCGCCATATGGAGTTGCGAAGCTGGCATCCCATAATTTGGTTAAGATTTATAGGGAGTCTTATGGATTGTACGCCTGTTCGGGCATATTATTCAATCATGAATCGCCAAGGCGTGGTGAATTGTTTGTAACAAGAAAAATAACTTCTTGGATAGGAATGCGAAAAAACTCCAAGACAAAAGAAAAGTTGCAGCTTGGAAATGTAGATTCTTTGCGTGATTGGGGTCATGCAAAAGATTATGTTGAAGCAATGCACTCGATGCTTCAATTAAATGCTCCAGATGATTTTGTAATAGCTACTGGGTGTACTTACTCTGTAGAAGACTTTTTAAATGTTGCTTTTAAACACGCTGGTTTTGGTAGTTGGAAAAGACAAGTGGTTTTAAATCCAACATTAAAAAGACCATTTGAGGTTGATGCTCTTCGTGGGGTTTCAACAAAGGCAGCAAAAGCTCTCAAATGGGAACCTAGTTATAATTTTGATCTTCTTGTTAAAGAGATGGTCGAAAGCGATATAGATGGACACAAAGTATAAAGTAATAAGAGATACTAGAGAACAGAACGGTTGGACTTTCATGGCTGGAAAAGCCTGTGATGGAACTGTATCTGGAACACTAAAGACTGGCGACTATTCCATAGAGGGATATGAGGACTTGTTGACATTAGAAAGAAAGGGTTGTATCGCAGAACTAGCAACAAATTTAGTTGAAGATAGATTTGAACGAGAGTTAGAGAGAATGGAATCTTTTAAATATGCATTTATGATTCTAGAATTCTCTATGGATGATTTAATTAAATATCCTAAAGGTTCTGGAATACCATTCTATAAGATGAAGAGTGTAAAACTAAACCCATTCTTCTTACTTAAAAGATTAATTGAAATAGAGCTTAAGTATAAGGTTAAAATTATCTTTGCAGAAAATCATGGACAAACTGTTGCTTCATCAATATTTAAAAGAGTGATTGAAAATGAAGGACCAAGAGAAATTAAAGAGCATAATTGATCGGGCATGGATGCTATCTGAGCAAGAAATGCTTGCTGTTAGCCCATTGACTGATATCAACGACATTCAAAGAATAGTCGATTTGCCTTTAACAAATATCCATCCATTAAAAAATATTTCCAAACATGACATGGAAAGAATGGATATATACTTGCTCAAGATAATGAGAAATCCAGACTACTTTCCTTTTACATGCAAGCTTTTATTTGGAATAGACATATTTCCTTTTCAGCACATCATACTTAAAGAACTTTGGAAAAGACCTTTCCCAATGATTATCGCTGGTCGTGGTGCGGGTAAAAGTTACATACTTGCCTTATACTCTATGCTCAGACTTTTGTTTACACAGGGTTGCAAGATTGCAATCATAGGAAAAGTTTTTAGGCAGAGTAAAGTCATATTTGAATACATGGAAGGTCTATGGGTCAATGGAGTTATCTATAGAGACATATGTGGTGTTGGCAAAGGTAGAAATAATAGAGATCAAGGTCCAAGACGAGATATAGATAGATGCGAAATGATTGTTGGCGAAAGTGTTGCTATGGCATTGCCATTAGGAACAGGGGAAAAGATTAGAGGTCAAAGAGCTAACTATACAGTTTGTGACGAGTTTGCTTCTATTAGAGAAGACATATATCAAAATGTGGTAAGAGGTTTCTCTAGCGTTGCATCTAACCCAAGTGAGAAAGTTCATAGGCAAGCAAAAATAAGATTAATGAAACAGCTTGGTGTTTGGACTGATGCAGATGAAGCACAGGAAAGCAAAATACTTAGAAGCAATCAAAACATTGTTGCTGGTACTGCTTACTATTCCTTTAATCACTTCTATAAAACATGGGCGAATTATAAAAGGATAATTGAAAGCAATGGCGAAAAAAGAGCATTAGAAGAAATTTTTCAAGGAGAAATACCCACTGGATTTGACTGGAGAGATTATTCTATAATAAGACTTCCAGTAGAAATACTTCCTGTTGGTTTTATGGATGCCAAACAGATAACATCTGCTAGAATAAATAGTACGAAAGCGAATTATCTAATCGAGTATGGTGCTACATTTGCCACTGATTCTGATGGCTTTTTTAAACGAAGTTTAATTGAATCTTGTATTGTTGGAAAAGCAGAAAGCCCAATAAGTTTGGCAGATGGCGAAATAGTTTTTCACGCTTCGCTACTTGGAGATGCTTCTGTACAACATGTTATGGCAATTGATCCAGCTTCCGAAAGAGATAACTTTGCTATAATTGTATTGGCATTACACGCAGATCATCGAAGAATAGTTTACTGTTGGACAACTAACAGAAATGCGTTCAAACAAAAAATGAACAAGGGTATTTCAAAAGAAAAAGATTTTTACAGTTATTGCTGTAGAAAAATTAGAGATTTAACAAAAGCTTTTCCAAACATGGTGAGAATATCGCTCGATAGTCAAGGTGGTGGTGTTGCCATAGAAGAAGGTCTGCAAGACCCAAATAGGATCAATGAAGCAGAATCGCCAATATATAGAGTAATAGAACCAAATAAGTCAAAAGACACAGATGATAAGCGTGGTGAACATATTCTTCAAATGGTTAATTTTGCAGATGGTAATTGGGTACTTGAAGCAAATCATGGTCTTCGTAAAGATATGGAAGATAAAGTTTTACTCTTCCCATTCTTTGATCCAATATCAATAACTCTTGCAGAAGAAGAAGATATTGCTGCTGGAAGAAAAGAAGATTTAACAAATTTGTATGATACGCTAGAAGATTGTGTTATGGATATAGAAGAGTTAAAAGACGAATTAGCCAGTATAGTTCATACGCAAACAATTGCTGGAAGAGATCGTTGGGATACTCCAGAAAGCAGAGATGTTGACGGCAAAAAAAATAGAGTTAGAAAAGATAGATATTCTGCTCTTTTGATGGCAAACATGATTGGAAGAATGTTTCAAAGAATTGAAGTTCAAGAAGAATACATACAAGCTGGCGGGTTTGCATCATCTGTAGAGACTAAAAACAATGGTGGACCTATGTATATTGGTCCAGAATGGTTTAAGCAAGCTACCAAGAATAGTGCTAATTATGGCACAGTTATTCCTACAAGGTGTAATAATATTTTAGAGTAATCAGATTACAATCAGATTAGGTGAAAAATGTCAGAAGAAAAACCCTTATTTGTTACTTGGGATGAAAACGATCCAAAATCAAAAGAAGCAGCATTTGCAAAATCTGCATATGTTGATTCACTTCATCATACTTCTAAGGCTGGCACAGCTTTTCAAAATATATTACCAGGAAATATCTCTGTTCGTGAATCATTTGATCGCAGAGATTATGACTTTTTTAGACCAGGCGAGAGCATACCCACTTTAGAAAAAGATATCATTTCTGCATGTATGCAAGCCTATGAGCGTATAGGCATAGTTCGTAATGTAATAGATATGATGGCAGAATTTGCTTGTCAAGGCATTGATCTCGTTCATCCAAATGAAAAGATACAAACCTTTTATAGAGAATGGTTTTCAAAAATAAGTGGGGCAGAGAGAACTGAGCGTATTTTAAATATGCTCTATAGATCTGGTAATGTGATTGTAAAGAGATCAACTGCTAAGTTAAAAAATGCAGATGTTGAAAATTTACAAAAAGGTTTAGCAGCAGATATTCCAGTTGGTGAATCTATATCTGCTCCTAAAAACGAAATACCTTGGGGTTATACCATATATAACCCAGTAACCATAGAGGTTTTTGGCGAAGAATTAGTTCCATTTCTTGGGCCAAATTCATTTAGATATGGTGTTAGAATTCCAGAGTCTTTGCTGAAAAAAATAAAAAACCCAAAAGACACTATTGAAAAAGATTTAATCGCTGGAATTTCTTTACAGAGTTTAACATCTGTATCTCAGGGCGGGAAGGCTTTGCCTCTTCCAGCAGATAAAACTAGTGCCATTTATTATAAAAGAGATGATTGGCAAGTTTGGGCAAGGCCCATGACATATTGCATACTTGAAGACTTAATGATGCTCAAGAAGATGAAGCTTGCAGATCTTGCAGCATTAGATGGTGCTGTTAGCCACATTCGTGTATGGAAATTAGGCTCGCTTGAACACAAGATTTTGCCAACCGAAACAGCGATAGGTCGCTTGGCAGACATGCTCATGAACAATGTTGGTGGTGGTTCAATAGATTTAATTTGGGGTCCAGAATTAGACTTTAAAGAAACATCGACTGATGTTGCAGCTTTCTTGGGTGAAGAAAAATACAAGCCAATTTTAAACGCAATATTTGCTGGACTAGGTATACCACCATCTTTAACTGGTTTACCAGCAGGGCAGGGTTTCTCAAACAACTATATTAGCTTAAGAACATTGATTGAAAGACTTGATTATGGTCGTTCTTTACTAATTGCATTTTGGGATAAAGAAATCAAACTTGTTCAACAGGCTATGGGTTTTAAAGTTCCAGCCCAAATAGTGTTTGATCAACATACGCTTTCCGATGAAGCTGCTGAAAAAAGATTGCTCATTGATCTTATGGATCGTGATCTAATTAGCGAAGAAGCAATCCAAGAAAGATTTGATCTTATTCCTGAGATTGAAGCTGTTAGAAGAAAGCGTGAAATGCGTAAACGAGAAAGTGGTAAAATACCTAAGAAAGCTGGTCCTTTTCATAATCCACAGTTTGAAGATGATATTAAAAAGATGTGGGTTCAAATGGGTGTAATGTCACCAAAAGATTTTGATATAGATGTTCAAACGCCACCACCTGTGGCTAATGAGCTTAAACCTTCTGCGGAAGAGAATGCTCAAAATCCAAAAGGAATTTCTGGACAAGGAAGACCAGTTGGTATTAAAGATTCTGAGAAAAGAAAAAAGAAAGTCATTGTTCCAAAAACCGCTGCAAGATTAGTAGATGCAATGGCATGGGCAGAACTTTGTCAAAAGAATATATCTGATCATGTTAACGCTGCCTATCTGTCTTCTTTGAGCAAAAAAAATCTTAGAGAGCTTTCATCTCAAGAGTTTGAAAGTTTAGAAAAAACAAAGTTTCATATACTTTGCCAAATTAAAGCAGACCAAAAAGTAGACAAGGATTTAATTAAAAAAATAATATCTTCAACTATGGAGATACCATCAAAAATACGGACTATTGTTAGTATAGCAACAAAAAAATACATAGAAAAAGAAGGCACTCAACCCAACACCGAAATGAGAAGAAAGATTGAGGCATCATCAATAGCAATATACAGAGTAAATGAGATGCCATATGAAAACGGTGATGTTGAATAGCGTTATGTGCAAGACATTATGAATCGGTGTATTATTTTAGGGGATTGTAATGGCAAAAATAATTGTTAATTATGATACTAAAAAATCTAAACTAGAATTTTACTTTA